AGCGTGTTCAGGTCTTACATCAGATTTATTTCCTCTTCTATCGCCTTTCCCTTGCATTAAACAAAACATATCTCCGTTTATAAATACAGGAATATCATGCTCTAAACAATAATCAAGATGCGCTTTTAAAAGTTCTCTATTGCAATGAGGATTGTCCCAATGCAAGTCGCTTAATATAGCAACTTTAGATTCTGATTTATCAGTTGTAAACTTGGCTATATTCTTGCTTATCCTTTCGACTTTCATTTCTTAGCCTTCTTTGCTGCTCTTCTCGCTTTTCTTGTTAAGAACCAACTAACGACTTTTCCAATCCAATTAACTTTGGATGAAACATCTACTTTTGTTCCATCCTTATCTGTTTTGATTTCAATATCGAGGATATCGCTTTCAGTATCTAACTTAAAGATCTTAACATCTCCGTTTTTTTGGTAAACAATATCGACAGAATCTGTATCGATTTCGATATACGTTTTCCCTTTCTTCTTATCTCTTACGAATTGAACGTCAAAATTCTTCGTATCTACATTAACCTCAATAGGCTTTATTGCATTTTTCATGTTAAACATATTATTTAATTTAAAATTCTTTAATCAGGCAAAGGCTAAAATATCTCTGCTTGCTATCCTTAAACATTTTAATCAGCGCTTCGTATTCAGCATTCTTATTGCATACTAAACACCCTGCACTCCATCCGTTAATATTATCTCTTTCTAATAATGATCCTTTTCTATAAGTTGATCCATGAAAGTTAGTGTAAATAACTCCGCTTTCAATTTTACCAAGTTCTTCGCTTTTGCCATCCATATCGCCATCCCTATAGTATAATATTTCTTTTTTGCTATGTTGCCTTAATGCAGGCATTTTTCTGTTATGAAGCCCATACTTATAAACGTCATAATACCATTCATTGGATTTAACAACTGCTGCGCCTACTCTGTTATATCTTTTGAATCCGCCTTTTAGAATGCTTGTTCCTGGATTTGTTGTTCCTGTAGTTACTGTTATAAACTCTTCTCCTTTATAGATATAGAATTTATCATCAAATTTGTTTGGCTTATCTGCTTTGCTTCTGACTGCAAGAATCCAATATCCTTCAGGAAATGATTCAAATGAATTTAATGTTTGAACTCTATCAAGGAGTTCTTTGTCTGTATATGATCTTACCATGCTTTAACCTTTTAACTTTTTTCTCTAACTTTATCTTATCTTTAATTAATGCCTTATTTTCCATTTTAAGGCTATGTAATAAACTATCGTTAATCAATCTAATGGAATCTATATAATGCTCCGCTTCGTTCGTTATATCGCTTTTAATTGGCTTATTATGATTAACCTCTAATTTAGGTTCAAATAATGTTCCGATTAAACTAATCAATGCCGCTATTATTACATACTTGTTGTCCATTTTAATTTTTGTTTAACTCTTCATTTCTTTTCTTTTCGAATACAAGATCCTGAAGCAATTGTTTATCATGTTTTCTTTCTTCATCGCAATCCTTAATCCTTTCTTTCTGCTCCAATATAACATTCTCTTTTGATACCAATAAATATTTTCCTAACCAACAAAGACCGATCAGCGCCAGGAAGAAGATTAAACTAAATGGCGTTCTTAAAAACTGCCTGAATCCAATATTAAAAATTTTCTCTTTCATCTTCTTTTTCTATTCCCACTAACATTTGTAATACAGTATATCCTATAATTAAAACCCCTCCGAATAATTTATAATAAGGAGATCCTAATATTAAGGATGTTCCTGTTAAAATTGCGCTGCAAAAAACAATTAAACCAAATATATAAATATGAGTTTTATTCTGCATCTTGCCCTGCCCATTCTTCAGTTTGCACAATTCTTGAAATTTCTAAATAATCATAAATGCCAATTGGCACAATTGATTCATCTTCTATAAATGTAGGCGTTTCATTCCATGATAGAATGAATTTAGTTAAATCGATTGATCTTCTAACGCTGCCTTCATTTGTTTGCGCTACTTGTTTAAAATCTACTTTTGGCAGATCATCAATGCTTATAATTGCAAATATTTTAAATTTAACTTCCATTGTTTATTTTTTATGTTGGTACATTTGTTTCATAACTTGCAGAATTATATAATGCTCCATTTACTCCTCCAACTGCTGCCGTTAATGTTGTTCCTGTTCCTCCATCATTATCTCCGCATCTCCACCAATCTGTCAAACCATCATGATCTGTTAAATCTGAAGGCGCTGATGCAATTGCCGTTACTTCGCTTTGCGAAAGTTCTTTATTAAATAGTGCAATTTCGTCTATATTGCCGTCAAAAAAATTGTTATAAGTTATTGCAGTTTGCAACCTACCAATATTAAAATTTGTTGTTGAACTTGGCATAGTTGTAATATTTGAGCCGGCTGTGTTGGTTTCTTTTACGCCATTTATATATAAATTACATTTATTAATGCCCCCGCTTGTTGCGCCGTTATAAGTTACTATAATATTATACCATGTATCATTAGCAAAAGTTACGTTTAAACTTGTATCTTTCCACATTATCGCGCCCTTTATAAAAAAGTCAATTCTATTATTACCTACAAATCTAAATTGAAATAATCTATCATTATTAGCGCCATATTGACTTATGGGCACCTCAAATTTTGTAACGTCGTCGCGTTTTACCCAAAACGACCAACTTGCTTCCGCGCTTCCGTTTATAGAAGTTACGTTTCCAAGTTCTGCATATTGATCTACAGCCGTTTGGTTAAGCCCTAAACTATAAGCATTAGCAAATCCGCTTGTTTCTAATGCAGTATCTCCTGAAGGAGAATCAGCATAAACTGCTCCCCAATCAATAGTATTATTAGTTGATCCTCTTCCCCATTCTATTGTGTTGTTAACTACGCCTTGCCCCCAATCGCTCATAATTTTATTTTTAAGTTGTTAAATCTCCGTATAAATACCATTCATCTGTTGCTCTTTTTATCAATGTAGCAACTCCATATTGAGCAGCAATTTTAGTTTTGCCGCCTGATGATCTTAATGTTTGCGCTCCTGTTCCTGCTAATGCAGCAATTCTTAATTGACCTGCGCCTATTTGAGCAACTTTTATTTCTGTTCCAATAGGAAAATTTGCCGATCCGCTTAATGGCAAACTGAAAGTCTTAGTTGCAGCATTATTTAATTCAACCAATTTATTAGCATCAGTTAGAACAAATGTATATGCATCTGTTTGAGTATTTATTGTAAAGTTTTTTAATTCTGCCCCTGTTATTGATTTTGTATCATATCCTCCTGATCCATCAGATTTCGATATAATAAATAAATCAGTTTCTTCTAAATTACTTCCCTTTGCAGTTAACCCTGATATTTTCTTTTCTGCCATGATTGTTTAAATATTTCTTTAATTTAATAATGTTTTTCGCCTTTGGCGTTCTCGTTATTATTTTCTTCATATATACCAATTAGAATAATTTACATCAGAAGATGGATACATATCTCCGTTACTGTTCGAATTGTATTCAGGAAATAAACTTGAATTATTGCAAATGTAATCTACAAATCTTTGAGAATAATGTTCTGCAATTTTAGTTTCTGATGCAACAAGATCATTAATTTCCTCTGATGTTGCCGTTACTGAATTCTCTGCCTGATGTTTATAAACTCCTTTATTCGAAATGCTGAATGCTGCAAAATGCAAATACTCCATCATTGCGTAATGAATCAACATTGGCTTAATATACTTAGTTAGCAATGTTAAATAATTTCCTGCTAATGATCCTGCAATGATATCCGCCTGGATTTTCTCTAATAAATCCGTTCCTAAATAGTTTTGAATATGCGTGTCTTGCGCTATCTTGATGTATTGAATGAATTTATCAGTATCAACATTAGCGTTCATGGACGTAAATTTAACAATATCTGATCTTGAAATTAATAATGCTTCTGCCATTTCTTTTATTTTTTATAATTTGGGTGATGACCTCGATTAGGCATATTTATTGGCGCTATTTTAGAATCTTTCTTTCCTGATGGATTAACAGAATAAGGAACAGAATTTACTTCTTCTGAACTGCTCAATGATTTATCTTTATAATAATCTCCATCCGTTTTTTTCTTCAATCTGTAAAGATTTTCTTTCCATACATGATGACAATTAACACCGCCTTTAAATTTAAAGATCGAATAATTCTGCCCTTTATGCCCGAATGAATTATTTATTCCCTGGAATGATGCTTGATCGATATCTTCTTTTCTGTAAACAACTCCTTTTGCAGTTCTTGCTTCCATTCTTTTGCAGAAATCTCTGCTTTTGCTTCCTGCTTTCATTGCCTTGCTTATCCTTTCATAAGAATATCTAACCTTGTAAATATCTTTATCTAATGATGATTTTCTGTTTGGATAACTCTTAACAAAATCTGCTAATTTTGTTAGCGCTGATTTTTTTGGCTTGATTAATTTATTAGCCCAATCCTCGATACTTTCATTCTCCTCATCAACTTCTCTTTTATCAACTAATTCCCATTCTTCAAGATCAATAACTTCTCCTTCTAAATTCTCTAATAAATGATCTTTATCTTCATCTGATAATATATGCTCATGCTTTAGATTAACGCCTTCCTTCTCTTCTTTATCTTCTTCTGTTGCTTTATCAAGATCTTTAAAATCTAATGGCTGCAATGTTCTGAAATAAAGTTTTAAAGATATTCCATTATAAGCCAAAATTGTATCAATAGCATCTAATATTGCGCCTTGAATTGGTTTAATTACCATGTTATCGAAAAGAATCGATGAATCCTTTAATTCGTCTGCATTGGAAGAAAATCCGTTCTTTGATGCTATACCAAAAAGTAACGGTGACGTTACGTTGTGAGAAACCATGATTTTTCTCATGCATTCATCTGCCAAATATTGATAATGCTCAGGAGCGTTATTAAGTTGAATATCGTCGATTGTAGTTTTTGATGTATCATCAGCATTGAATGAAACGATTACCTTCTGACCGTTTGCACCTGTTAACTTATTCATTACCTTAGAACTGATTAATCTTTGTTGCTCCTCCGTAGGTATTCCATTGTTAAAATTTACAACTTTAGTTGAACTGAAAGAATTTTGAACATCGTTAATTAAGTAATCGCTGATCTCTTCTTCAAGCGTTGCATAAGAAATTCCTCCAACGTAATCAACTGCTGAATAATATTTCATTCCAGGAGTATAATTCTTAAAGCAAAGGATTTCAATCTGCTCTTTAGATGTTCCAAATGATGGAATTCTTTTTGGCGGAAACTTTTTAACCTCCTTCCAATTATCTGAATAATAGTATGCTTCGATTTTTCCGTTTTTTTCATTGCATTTTTCAGGCGCAATTAATTGGATCGGAATATGCATTGCTTTAATTATTTTCTTATGATCCTTAGAATAATGAACTTGGAATGCTGCTTGCCCTAACATTTTGTAATCAAGAATAATCTTTTTAAGATCATCTTTATCAAATAATACTATGCTTTGCGCATATTCATTGGGCTTTTTATTAGCATCTAATGCGTTTAATCCTTTTCCATAAACTAATCTGCAAATATTATTAATTATTGCATTGTTAGTTGTTGAATTTTTGTATGCATCAATAAGGAATTCAAAATAAGAATTATCATCTCCGTAAAGAACCCAATCTCTTTTAGTTGATTCAACTACTTCAGGCGCTTCATACGCTGCTAAATTTAATATGTGAGTATTATTATTCATAAATTATAAATTCATTTGTTGAGGAATTCGAATTATAAACTCCATTGTTAACTGAATAATTAGAAAGATCAGTTTGATTGGTTACAAATATGCGATCTCTATAAACGACCTCTGCGCCGTTTTTAATTAATAATCGATAAAACCTATTCTCAACTAAAGTAAATGCAGGAGAAGCGCTATAAAACGTTGCAGTTATCGATTCATAATAATCATTAGATGATGATGATGATATTGTTATCTGCGTTTCTATATTCTCCGATTCATCTCTTATGAATAATCCATCATAAGTTTTTGATCTTGGAATGAACTCAAATGTTTGAGGATTAGTATCGACTTTTAATATTATCATAATAAGATAACGTAAAATTACAAAATTGTCGGAATAAAAAAAGGGAGTTAGAACAACCCCCTTCGTTTTTAGTTATATGAAATATAAGGATAAAGGAATATCTTATGATGTAACTATATTACAAACGCCTGTTCCTGATGCTCCATTCTCAAGCAATGTTTTCAATTCTAATTGAGTAGTTGCATTAATGAAGTTCGCAGGTAGTTCTTCTTGCGCAGTAAAGGTTAACGAGTAGCCGTTAAAATCACCCAACGCTGAACCACTTGAAATTGAACCTGCCGTTACATCGCAACCTTGATCTAATCCCATTAAGAAGAATTGATCTCCTCTTGCGTGAATTATTATTCTTGGTCTGCCGTAAGAAATCAGTTTAATATTCTTCGTGGATTTAACATCTTGGCGCTTTAATTGAACAGTTAACGTCTGTTCGAAAAATGTCGTACCATTTTCACGTGAACTGTTAATTGCTTGTTCAAACGAATTATTACCCTTTAATTCAAATTTATAGATGCTGAATGTAGTTCCATCTGTATCAACTTGCGTAATCTGATCTGTTGCATCTCCTGTTCCGTAAACGGCTTTTCCAGGAAAATCAACCGCAGCGTAGTCGATTAAGTATATAGCGTGTAATCCTGAAACCGCGTCTTTACACTGCTCCGTTCTTCCGCCAATTATATCACAACTCATGGTTAAAGTTTTTAAAAATTTATAAATAAGAGGGGTTTTTACGCCCCTCAATTAATTGTCTTATGCGTAGATAACTACATCTGAATTGATTCCCATTTGAACCGCTGCCGTAAAGCGCATTATTACACGCACGTTCTGACTTCCATCCAGGTTACTCATGTCTAAAAGTTTCACCTCATTAGAATCATTTAACAGTCCTGTACCAAAAAATAAGTTAGATTTTTGCGCTGCCATCATTGAAGATGCAGGCATTCCTTGTGCAACTACTACAGGAATTCCATCAAATGATAATGCTCCGTTTGAATACCAAGATGTTCCTTTGTTATCAACACCATTCGCTCCGATTGTTGCAACGAATCCTCCTAATGCTCTGATGTATGCACGTGCAACGTTTGGTGCAACGTAAATATGAAGATCTTCCTTCCCATACACTGCCGTCGGTATTGCATCTACCACCTTACCAAGTTCTGTAATTACGTTCAAACTTGTAATACCAGTTCCCGTAACGCTTACGCATCCTGAACCTCCTGCAGTTGCAAGATAATAGAATCCTTCGAATTCTCCTGCATTTGCAACTTGTCCGCTCCAAATATTTGATTCAATTTTTGCAGCAACTTTTGCAGCAGTATGAGCCAATACAAAATCTTCGAAAGATGCAGGAAGATTAGAATATGCAGAGAATCCCATTTCTGCTGCTTGCCATGTATCGTGCAAATCTTGCTTACACAATTCGATGTTAACTTGGTAGTCAAGCGGTTCGATAACTTTCTCAGTTAGAGTTAAAGTTCCTGATGCGTTGAATGCACAAGTTCCATCTGCTACGATATCATTATATGCGCCTACTTGTAAAACTGATTTATGCTTTACATTAGGCATTACTGTGATTAGACCTTTGTCTAAAGTTGATGCGCTCAAAAGAGCCGCTGAAATATACTTACCTGAGAATTCACCATTGTAAGTAGTTCCTGTTGTTACTGGATTTGCCATTTTTTAATTTATTTAATTTAAAATTTATTTACTTAATTTTCTTAATACTCTATCGAAAGTAGTTTCTGATCTGTTTTGACCGAATTTAAATCCTTCAATTTCTTTTTTGTTTTCAGGATTGTGAACAATTGGAGTAACTTCTTCTTCAACTGATAATTCTACTTCAGTTGTTTCTTCTGTTTTCTCCTCTGTTTTTTCTTCTTTAATTTCTTCCGTTTTTTCAACTGAACTCAATTTAAGATCTTCAAGTTCTTTCTTTAAAGATTCGTTCTCTTCTTTTAATTTTTCGATTTCTGAAAAGAATGATTCTTTAGTTATTGATTCAACAATTTTCTTTGGAGTTGCATTGGATGTTTCTTTCTCCATGTATTCCTCTTCTTCTGATCTTGCTTCTTCTTCAACTTCTTCTGCAACCTCTTCCTCTTTCTCTTCCTCTTTCTCCTCTTCTTTAACTTCAAAGATAACGCCTTCCTCTTTTACAACAAGCATTCTGCCATCTTCTAATTTGTAATCTCCTTCAGGCAATGGAACCTTTCCATCCTCTGTTACAATTACAATGCTTTCTTCTGCTGCGAAAGAATCAGATTCAACGATTGTTAAACCATCTTCGAGTTTCATTTGCGCCAGGCAAACCTCTTCTGTTTCAACTCCTAATAGAGTTTTGATCTTTGTTAATATTTCAGTTGTATTCATTTTAATTTTCCTTTTTTGTAATAAACGTAATTTTTTTCTTTTGTCGGATTTTCTCTAAATTTTGCCTATTCCTTGAGCATGGATTGTTCCATCGCAACATGAAGGATGATAAGTATTATCTTCGCAAAGGCATCCCCTTGTTCCGCCTTGAGGAGATGTTTTACTTGGCGTTGCGTTTTTTCTTCTTTTTTTTCTTTTTTCGTTTTTTCTCATAACCTAAAATTAAATCTTTTAACTCTTCAATAATCTCCTGATCTCTTTCTTGTTTCGCTGCTTCTAATTTGCCTAACTCTTTTAACTTGCTTTCGCTCCATCTAAGCGCTGCCAATCCGCCCCATAATAAATAAGATATATTTCCGCAATCATTTGCATCAGCATCATCATAATATGTTTTCGCTCTGCTTAAATATGAATACATTCTTGAGATTGTTTCTTCGCTTACCGCTTCTCCATTTGCTAATTGCTGCGCTCTTACTTTGCCTGTTTGAGTTGCGCATTTATTATTGTTCTTTTCATTAAGTTCAATTCCTCTTTTGGCGTTGTTCTTAACTGCATCAGGATAATCTGCAAATGATTCCAATTCTTCTTTGCTTTCATCATGAGATCCGCAAGGCATAAACCAAGTTTTACCCTCGAATTCGTGTTCATGATATCCATCGCATCCAACTTCTTTTGAAACCTGCAATGCTTTCTCTTTAGTTGAATATGCAGTTCGATCATCTATGATTGCAAGATCATCATCAATTACAACTGATTTAAATTCTTGTTTGCTTGCTTCAATATTTTCTGCGAAATACCCTTCAATACTAAATCCTTTGACTTCTCCTGATTTTACTTTTTTCCATATTTCAGGATTATCTACTTTCATGCTAACCATCCAAGAACCGACAGGAGCATTAAAATTATATAATGCAGATTTATCTTTCTTTGTTGATTCAACGATCCATGATTCGACGATTGTCATCCCATCGATTTTAGTTTGATGCTCTAATGTTGCATTGTTCTGATTAGAATTTTTTAAGAATAATTGGCTTGCTTTTCTGATTGTTTCTTTGGAAAAATATATGTAGTATTCTTCATTCGTTTTTTCGTTCCTTCTGTAAATTTGTTTCATTGGAACTAATGCCAATCCCATCAAGATCTTCTTCTCATCATCGATTGTTTTCAATTCAATCTGATGTTTATTTAAAGCAATAAAGTCGCTTTCAATTGCAGGAGATTCGACTACAGAAATTGCATCAATTCCTGATTTCTCATCTTCTTCATTCAATATTAATTCAATTATTTTCATGGTATATTAACGTATAAAATTTAGATTGTTGCGTTTTGTATTTTGTTTCGATCAAGGCTTTGCGCTGATGTAACATCTCCTGAAACAACAAATGCTTGCATTGGCTGCTGCTGAATTTGAGCCAATTGAGATAATCCTGTATCTCCAACAATATTAAAAGAAGGAGATAATGCAGCAGAACCTCCTGCTCCTCCTTCATCTCCTCCGCTTGGAACATCAGAACCAAGATCTCCTCCTTCATCTCCTCCGCCTTTAAATTTCGCTGATGCTATCTTTGCAATTTGCGCTGCTGCAATACCTCCTGCAATACCTGCTTGAATTCCTTTTAAAACTACTCCTCCTGGCGCATTTGCAAATGTTGAAACAACTGCTTTATATCCACTCATTGTTGCTTCTGCAATATCTGCTGCTTTCTTTATATTGAACGCCCTTCTCGCTGCCTTTTCGCTTTTACCTGCAAATAGTTGAGCAACATCAGATACTAATCTCAAACCATCAATAGACATCTGAGCAATTATAGCCGCATTCTCTTTTGCCTTTTCTCTTCTTTCAAGCGCCAATCTGTTAATCTCTGCATTTCTGATTCTTTCTTCATCAATGATTAATTCTGTTTTTGCAGTTTCAATTTCTTTTGCATTTCGCAATTCCATTGGTTTTGCAATTTCCATATTTTCATGCCTAATTCTCTGTAATTCTAATTCTCTAATTTTTTCTTGCTCAATAATCAATGCAGTTTTTTGTTCTTCTTTTAACTTTTCATTCCTCTTAACATCTTCAATAATGCGATCATATTTGACATTTAATCTTTCAATTTCGTTTTCTGTTGAATCATCTAATTGTTCCAATCTCAAATCTTCAATCATTCGATTAAATTCCAATTCTGAAATCATCTCTTTTTTGACTGCTCTTCTATGGCTTCTGTGAACCTTTCTTGTTTTTTTAACTTCTGTTCTTTCGAGTTCCTGTTGTTTTCTGAATATATCTTGATTAAGTTTAAGTTGTTCTTGCGTTGATAATAATTCAAAATAAGATTCTTTTCTTACTTGTAAATTATGTAATTCGATTTTAATATTTTCTCTTGTAAGCCTGTTGATTTCTGCTAAATTATCTCCGCCTTGCGCTTGCAAATCTTTTATTTTTTCTTCATTGACAACAACCTCATTGCTTCTTTCCATCCATCTTCGATTGTTCTCAACAGTCTCTTTCATTACGTTTAAATTATCTCTATTCGCTTTTTCAAGATCTTTAACTGCTTTTTCTTGATCTTCAATCGCATCAGTTCCAAAACCAATTGCTTCGCTTATATCATCCCAATAAGCAACAACAACTCCTAAAGTAACAATAAACGCTCCAATGCCTGTTGCAAGAAATGCTCCTTTCATTCCTTTGAATGCATTGCCTGCTGCTAATCCTAATGCTTTAAAACTTTTTGCGCCTTCTCTTAATCCTTCGATCCCTTGAGATAAAGCCATTGCAGAGTTAACCTTTAATAGAGTTGATTCTAATGCTTCTGATTCAGCGCCAAATATTCCCATTGCTCCCTGAACCGCTGAGAATCCTCCTGCTGCTCCTGATAATGCTCCGCCTAATTTTTGGCTAAATGTTGTTGCAGATGCATCAACTACTTGATCTGTTTGAATTTGAACTTTTCTGTATCTTGTAACTTTTTCCAAAAGTTCTTGGTATTCCTTTGATGTAGTATCTCCTGCCAATGCTAATTGGTAAAGTCGATCTTCTGCTTCTCCTAATGCAGTTGTTAATGGCTGAACCTCTCCGTAAACATCCTCAAATGTTGCATCAACTCCTTTCATCTCTTTATTGAGATCTCTGAAAGCGCTTTCCATTTGTTCAAGTTCTTGCTTCTGTTGCTGAAATGCTACTGATCCTTGTTCGTTAGCATCTCTCATCTCATCAAGTTCCTGCCTTGCTTTATCAATAGATTTTCCTAATGCTAGAAATTGTTCTTCTGCATCAACAACTCCATCTGCATTAATATCAAATTTAAGATTATAATCTTCTGCCATCTTTCAATTTTTTAAAATGATTGTTTCTTTTTTCTTGTTTGTATATATCCTTAATTCCTGAATAAAGTTTATACTTTCCTTTGGCTATTTCAATGTTATCTGTTTCTCCTAAATGCTCCGTTAATTTGAGCATGTTCATTATGTTTTCTATCATGGCTGAACTATTGTTATGGTTTGCGTTGTATCTAACATATTATTAAACGAATATGTAACTAATAAAGTAATGATTTGATTGGCGCTTCCTTCTGTTATAACTCTAAAGAAATCCTCTGTATTTATATTCTTATGCAATATTTCAGGAAACAAAGTATTTGTATCTTCTGTAACAAGGCGTTTTTTAGTATTAGCATTTGCAGGAACGCAAACAACTGAATTTCCATCAGCAGTAAATGTAGAAGGAGTTATTGTAACTCCTGATGCTGATGTTGAAACAACCGCTTGAATGCAATCATTTGGCAACTGAATTGGAACATTTACGCAATTTGAATCTGGCTTAGTATTTATTATTTCATTTGGAAGAACATCTCTGAAATCATGGATTAATTGGAAATTAACTTCTCCTGATGTTAAGTCGCTTTTCATTTCGTTAATAATATACCTCTTCGATCTGATAATTAGCCGATCATTTAATTTTAAAGTTGTTAATAAACTGATTGGCAGATTCGTTTTATATGTTTCTAATCTGTTTTGAAGATCATAAAGATTTAATAAATATCCTGAATAATATGTTCTATATAATCCGTTTTGAATTGGCTGCAATAAAAAAGTAGAATTATCAATATCAAAATTTAAAGAATAATTATCTGTTCCGTTCATTTGCAGATCCTGCCCAAATGGAATATAACTTGTTAATTGAGTTGTTGATGATCCATCGTTGAAATACCAATCGCTTGATGATGTTTGTTTATCCATCATATAAAATAAACAAGGCTTTGGAGTATAAGGATTTAAATCTTCTTTTAAAGCATAAGAAACCTGGATATTTGTATTCGTATATTTTTCTCCCATTATATTCTCGAAAGGCAGTTCAATTTTAAATTCTCCTCCATCATAATTAAATGATGATTCTGAATCTCCATATCCTCGAAAGAATAAAGTTTGAAATTGCTTATTTGTAATGGATTCGCTTTCCTGATATTTGAATGCTATTGTTTCAAATAATGGAAGCCTTTTAACATCAATTGCATTGACATCTGTATATTGAGTTATATCATGAATTGTTCCTTTCTCATACCATTTATCTACTGTTTCTATTTGAAAAACATCTGCATCTGTTCCATAACAAGTTAAATTAAACATCTGAAGAACTCCCCTAAAAAAATCTTGAATCTTCATTTCAGGAAGCAATGAATTTAAATTAACATTTGCTAATAAACTCATTGTATTAACTGTTATATCTGCAATATATGGAGGCGTAATTTGAAAGAAAGACTCAAATGCATAATATTTAATATTTGCAGTAATTGTTATATTGCTAACTGATCTTGCTTTTAACAGAATTGTTTCATCTAATCCTGGAATATTGCTTTGACTTTGAACTACAAAAAAGGTTTGAACTCCTGTAAGCGCTCCTCCTCCAACTGTCGATATTGAATTCCCTAATGTTCCGTTCTTATAAACATCAATATAATAAGCAGCAGTTAAATCGCTTGGCGTTATAGTTACTTGAATGTTATGATTAGCAATTAAAGCGCTTGAATATTTATATCTAATTGTATTATTAGTTAAATCAACAAATAAAAATTCAGGAGTAGCCCATGATGCAAATGCAGGAGAATAAGCAACTGAACTTAAATCAATGATTGTTGAGATCCCTTCAAAAACTGATTGATCGGAATTCTTGCACCATAAAAATAATTTAGTAAAATAATCTTCTGTTAAAAAATTGCCATTGAATGTAATGCCTAAATCTGTTTCTATTGCTTCAAATATCTTACTTACTTTAATTGCAGGATATAATTCAGTATAAGCAATCTTTCCGCTGCTTATTGATATATCGCTAGATGTTCCATCTCCGTAACTCCATTTCCTATCTGAACTGATTAGCGGATATCTAATATCGTAATCTGTTGCTTGATCTGTTATTCTGTTTTGAACTTCTGTTCCTGTATATGAATGAGAATAAGAATTAAGAGTTAAATCAGATAATTTCATTTGTCCGAATTTATCTTTTAGGCTTGTTCCATCTCCATAAAAAGTAATCGAATAACTATCAATTATCCCCTTCTTTATATTCGCTTTTTCAAGTTGAATCTTTCCTGTTCTGAATGGAGTTAAATTTATTTCAATTTTTCCTGCTCTTCTTAGATTTGGATCAATCTGAACTCCATCCTTTAATAATAAATCGCTATTATAAAAATGCTGAAAGATCTGATTATTTTTAACAGATGCAGGAACTGAAAAAGACTGACTGAAATCGGTAAAAGTTTTGCTAATATCATTTACTGATTTAAGAGTTGAATTAACTTGAATTTTTTCATCATTAAATAATTCTAATCTTTGCCCTTCAATATAAACTTGGATTGTTCTTTTCATTATATTACAGAATTAATCATATCGAAAGTATATTCAAATTCGATTGTATAATCAATTAATTTTTTAACTTGATTCTGCTGCTTTGTTAAACTATTTGATTTAACTTTAACAGGCAGATCTCCGATTACAACTCTTTCGGATAACATCATCTGCTGAAGAGATTCAAAAAAACTTTCCTCAACATATCCTGATCTTGCAGTTAGCGATTCAATCCCATTTGCATTGAACTCTTTTCTTTGCCCTTCCAATGTACTCCAAGATATATTGCTTGATTGCATCAAATTATATTGGCTTTTGCTTGTTGATATTCTTGTATCTGAAACCTTAAAGAAGAACTCTCTTTGCCATGCTCCATATTTATTTACAAAATCAACAACTATTGAACAACATCATTTGATGAAATGGTTTGCGTTTGCGTTGCTCCTGAAACAAGATTTGTATATTTTGCGGTATAAGTTGCATCTCTTTCAAATACTAAACTTCCTGCTCTCATAAATGTATTACTTGAAGGAGATTGATTTATATCATAATGATAATAATAAGTTCCTGCTGATAATAGAAATTTGCCAAGATCAGGATTTCCTCCTTCTGAATAATATCCATATCCATCAAATCCTTTATAAGTAGTTGTATCAATTAATGTCATTGCTCCTCCTGAAGGCTGCTGATATCTTTTTATCGTT